CTTACCGACACCAGTCTTATAAGTCCAGTCAGGGCCAGGAGCCTCAACAGTACCGGCTGGAGCCTCATTACCGGGACGGGCCGGCGCACCACCAGAAGCACCCTTACTGGAACCGCCAGCAAAATGGGCACCAGCCTTCTTCACCTTATCCATCAACTCCACCAGCAGTGCGGCATGGTCGCCGGACAGTTGCAGGTATGCGTCAGGGATATCGGCTGCATGAATAACAATCCACGGTGCATCAAACCCTGCACCGCCCTTCAAGGTGATGGTGACCTTACCGTCACCCGCAACCTCAACCTCCTGCTTCTTAGCAGCCACCTTCTTAGGTGCAGCCTTCTTAGGTTCCGGTTCGGTGAACGGCTCGGGAGCCTCAGTGTCCACAGGAACATCAGAGAATGGATCAACGGACAATTTACTTTTCCTTACTTTGTTGTTACCCTTACACGGCTTGTGTTCGGGTCAGCGTACCGGGCACGCCCCGGTAGTGCAGTTTTCATCAATGCCATCCCCAACCTCATGAGCTAAAGTGGACTCGTACTCCCACCGTTCAATCCGCTCATACGGGCACTGAGGCATCGTTAGCTCAGGGAACACGGTGGCACCCTTAAGTCTACCACCAAACCGTAGAAGCTGCTCCCTGATATGTTCCGGCTTGTACCGTTGAGCATCAAAATTCACTGTGTAAGACACAGCATTGTCTGCCCACAATTCCTGGTACAATGCCTGGAACTCCATCATTTCACTAGGTGTCAAGTCATCCGCAGACTCAACGATCTGTTCAGCGAAATCGTCACCATAAATGTCGGCTACCTGCTGCATCAAAATATCTTTGGTGGGGATAGCAACAACAGCAGTGTTAGGTGCATACAGATCATCCTCAACCTTGTATCCTTTCGATTCAAGATCATACACCTGATTCATGTCATCACCTAGTTTGTTGAACCTCACCCGGCGGATGAACCACTTGGCGAAAATAGGGTGGACACCCTCAGATACACCCGGCATCTTAGCGATAGTACCGGTGGGTGCTACCGTCCGTTTCTTTACCGGCACCGGGATGCGTAGCTGGTGGCAGAACTCGTCGGCAGAAATATCTACTTGTGCTGCTAGAGCAGACAGCAGTTCGCGGAACTTATCGTGGTTGTGTGCCTCAGAGTATCGGATACCTACCATTGCGAGGAATGATGCGACACCGAAATGCCCTACTCCGATACGCCGGTTACGGTCCAGCACTTCCCGCGACTTAGGGTCGCTGACCTTAGAGAAAGTGGCGCGGATCAAAAACCTGGTCATCAACATGTGGGCATACATCAAACCCGACAAATCAATGTTTTCCCCGTCGCCAACAAACCCCGCCAGATTAACATGCCCAAGGTTACACGGCTCCCATTCCTGCAAGGTAATCTCGCCACACGGGTTTGTGCACACTACCGGATTGGGTTCACCAACATTGGATAGTGAGGAGTCCCAAAATCCTGGCTCACCATTGTGGGCCATCCCGGTTGAGATTGCTTCCATGATTTTGTGTGCGTGCCACGCTGTGCCACGGTTTTGCTGCTCCCAAAAAACGTTGTCAACCTCCACACTGATGTTGGTTGTCCAATGTTTACCGGATTCTGTTTTGCAGGTAAGGAATTGTTCGATTTGCGGGTCAGCCCAGTGCATCATTGCCATACGAGCAGACCTACGGACACCGCCGGCCACTACACATTGTGCGATAGCGTGGTCGATTTCCATAGCCGACATACCATCTAGTTTACCTGACGTTACCGCAACCTCCGACATGATATCTGCTACACTAATCAACATTTGAGCCAGAGGCAGCGGCCCTGAGGCTGTACCGCCAAAGGTTTTCAGTTTCGCCCCGGCGTGCCGGATGCGGGAAACGTCGTACACCCGGTTGAAGTGGACAACACCATCACGGTAGTGAGTTTCGATCAGATCAGACAATGCTGCCGCCCAACCTTCGCGGGAATCTTCTACCGGGAACGCACCCATCCAGTCGGGATCAAACCTGTCCGACAACACCCCGGCTTCCTTCAAAGTTTCATAGTCTGGGTGTTCTTTATCACAAACTATTTCCACTTTCAAAAAGTGTTGCACCGTCGGGTATGCGGATAGATACTTATTAGAGTACGATGCGCCAACTCCCCCACCCTCCATCAACCTCATAAACGTGAAAGAGAAATGATCGGCAGGATTATCAGACCACCCTGACACCCAGCAGTTGAACAAATGCTCAGCATTCTTCACACCAGAAGCCCACAAATGCCTACCAGCCGGAAGAATCTTAAACTCCTCCATCATCCTACCCAACGTTTCACGCTCACCAGGCAACTCATATTTAGAGTCCACCAAAGCCAAGTTACCGTCAACTACCCGCTTAACAGTTTCCGGCCAAGTCTCTTTAGACCCGTCAGCCTTAACCCTGCTGTAGGTGCGGTTATATACAATCTGCCCGGTCGGTCCAAAGTTACTCAAAGTATTCCTCACAATCATCACAGTAGTTATCAAACAATTCCGCGCCACACAAGTCGCACTCGTAGTAAGCTTCCGGCTCTACATACTCGTCATCTTCATCATACTCTGAGATGTTACCCACCAACGTGGCATCCTCAGGTGTCATATATTTACCCATCACCACTCTCCCTTCTATACTGTAGATACATGTAACTTTTATGCGACACGCCCACACCACATCAACTGATCTTCTGCCGGCCACTGGTCAACCAGCATAGGTTTCTCATGCGGGAACAGTTCAGGAAACACTTGTGACCTGTAAAATTCTGATCTTGGCATGTGGTTGAAGATGGTGTCCATGATGTTATACATTGCTCCATTCCTTTTGTTTCTGTTCGATGAACAGTTCGATCAGCCCAGGTACTCTCCTGAATAGTTTGGCTTCTTCCGCTGTGAGGCGGTATCTCCCTGACGGCCCAAACTCTATGACTGGTTCCGCTGCTGCTCCTTGGTTGATTTGTTCCCACGGCGACTCATACAGGTATTCGTCTTTCACGTCTGGGCGTTGTTCCATGAGTGTGAGTGCGATACCTGCTGTTGGGTCACCGTGCGATCCTTGAGGTTTAACTGTATCGGGAAATACTACGCTGCGGGAACCAACAGTTTCTTGATCTGTGGTTAACTGGATCACATTTACTTCCTCCGTCAATCTTTTGATAGCATTATTTAAATATCTTTTATTTTTATTTTCTTTTGGTACAATGCCGTCAACGTATCTAACAAGAATAGCTTCTTTATGTAGCTCGTTGATGTTATCTAAAGCTATTGGAATCACTTCAGCCAGATATTTGTTTGTTGATTGCCCTTTCAGGTATCGTTGAACGGATAATGTGGAAAACATTACTTTGTCAAAGTAAACATTATCTGCTAACTGTTGCTCGCTAAGCTCTTGTGAAGCATGTTTCTTGACAGTAACAAAAATTTCGGCGTCCGTAAGTTCCAACATTTTTCGACGTGTTTCCGGCCTGCTGCAATACCACAGTAGAAGGTCTTGAAACAAATCGTCAAACAAACCACGCTGCCTAGAAAACTGGCCGTTGCACCAAATAGTCAATGCTGACTTGGCTGCCCTACCGGCCTGAACAACAATACGATCCTCAACCTGCATCATACTCCAATCGAAACAACAGACGACTCCGACTTAACTTCCCTACCCCACTTACCGCACTCTTGGCACTGGAACCTCCGATAAGAGCGAGTAGCAGCAACCTGCACACCACGATACTGGATGCTGTATGATCCACAGTTAGAACACGCCGGCACATCAATTTCATTGTAGATGGGAATGTTCAGGTTGTCAACCCACGGTAGCATGATCTGATACACTTCCTCAGTCAACACCACATCCTGAATGTTGTAGGCTTCCATCATGGCCTTAGCGTCTTTCAACTCTTGGCCCTTACCATATCGGAGTGTGCGCCACAAATGCTGACCTCCATTAGCCAGCTTGGAACCGGCACCCAACTGCTGCGCCACATACGATAACCGGTTGGACATGAAACCAAAGTTACGTTTCGCAACAACCATCAGGTCTATGTCTTTGTGTGGTGATGGTGGGCTGATATGCTGGGTGATAAATTCGGTGCGTAAATGTTTCACATCGAATGATCTACTGTTCCAGCCTACAATGTAGTCGGCTTCATCTATCACATCCCAAGCTTTCTCAACCATTTTTGTGTGACCGCCTTTCCATTCGGCGGCGAAATGGACGGTTTCTTCTCCTAACCATTTCCAGGCGAAGCAGATGGTGCGTGCAGGTTCGATGATCTGATCGGGATTAATGTATCCTGTTTGTTTTAGCTGCCACACACCATCGACTACAGCGGATTGACGTTCGATATCTAGCACAGCTATTTTAGCTGGCATATTTAACCTCCGTGAATGGGCCGTCCCGGTAGATGGAAGGCCACGCCGGCTGCCATTCATAGTATTGTCTATGCTCATTTTCTAGACACGATATTTCAAACACGGCTGTCCCTTGTATACGCCGGTAGCGGTCGCCGTCTTTGTCTACGACGATCGTGTTGGGCGGCACATGGTCAATTAAATCCCACACCCTAGGCTCTTTCTCATATACGGTAACTTGGGTGGTGTTGATTCGTTCCAGTTCCCGATCCAGATAGAATTGCGCTTTCATCAAATCCTCCACCGGATCATCTGTTTTACGTCCAGCCCTAGCCACATACTTCACCACGTTACCCAGGTTGAAGTTCAGGTTTTCGGTGATATCAATTACTTCTGCGTTGTTTGACCAGCCTTCCGCATAGTAGCGCGGATGATTGATATTATCTGTCATTGTTTCACCTTACGTTATTGTTGGTGCAGGTTTCCATGCAGCTAAAGACGATTCTAATATCCATGTTTTGTTTTGCGAATCCAAACCAACAACATACACTTCACCAGCTTTGTTGGCTTCCACAATAACCTGGACTGTTTCCAAATACGCTAAATCTACTTGGTCTCCGTTTGCTCTGATGTATGGCCCTACCGCAGCAGCTAGTTCACCTTTCTTAATCCTCATCTTCTTCCTCCATCTTTTTCTCAAGGAACCTAAACAACCCTTGGATCACATTAGTAAACTGTTCACCGTCCTCAGCGTTGTCTAGCATCTCCGCGAATGTTTCATTCATCATCAT